GTACTGGATTTGCCCCCTTTGGTGAAACAACGGGTAAGTGCTGAAATGAGCCCCGAGCAAGCAAGAATCTATAAGGAAATGAAAAATGATTTTGTGGCATTCTTAAATAGCAAAGCGTTTACATTTAGGGGGAAAGAGAGTCCTCGGAATTGGGAAACAGTGGACGGAGTTAAGGTAGCTGTTGCGGAACTGGCAATCACTCGAGCGCTGAGGTTACAGCAAATTGTGACAGGTATATTTAGGAGTGAGGACGGAACTACAATTCTAGATATTCCCCGTACGAAAGTTTTAGCTGAACTACTGGAAGATATACCGCGTACTGAGAAAGTTATCGTATGGTGTGTATTTAAAGATAACTATCGGCAAGTAGCAAAAGTTTGTGAGGATTTAAAATTAACGCATACATTTTTAACGGGATTACAAAATGAACGAGAAAAGATTATGGCTGTTGACGATTTTAACAATGGTAGCTATGACGTGCTTTTGGCTAATCAAGGGGCCGGCGGTACTGGGGTTAATCTTACTCGGAGTACTTATAGCATTTATTACTCTAGGAATTTTAGTCTTGAGTGCGATATTCAAAGCGAAGCGCGAAGCCATCGCGGGGGGCAGACGAAAAAGGTAACTCGGATTGACATTGTAACTCCAGGTACTATTGATGAAATAATTTTAAATGCCTTAGCCAAAAAACAAACTATGAGCGAAACAATATTACAATTAAGGAATGAATTATGAGTGAAGAGACATCGGGCTACCATTGCCCTGAGTGTGGTGTAAGAACCGATATTAAATTTGTGTGGCAAGAGGAAGTGTTGTGGCTTTGTAAAAAGTGTAGCACAATTTTTATTGTTGTTACTGCAAGTGGAAAGAAGTCAGTATGAATAAACATCATATATGATGTTTATAATGAATACATCATATTTGATGTAAAATTCGCAACTATTAAAGGGTAAACATGAATAAACATATCGAATTTATTGAAAGTCACGTTGGCAAATCTGTCATGGAAATACAAGACGATTTTATGAATTACATTGCGACACTGAGTCTAGATGAAAAAATGGAATTTCTTTTACTCGTGGTCTTGCGAAAAGATTCGGATCCCGCGCCACTAATACCACCAATAATTATAGAAGAGGATAAAAATAAGAGGCCTCTTAGAGGCCTCTTACCCAGTAATCAAATGGAAAGTAAACATGACAAAATAACAGAATTATAAATGTTATCAATTTATTATGTGGTTATTATCTCCATGAATTTTATTAGTGGTCAATCATTTCTTTTTATAACGCCCCACGAATTTTAGTAGCAGTGCATCTTTATTAATGGGAAATTTCCCCACGTGTTTTTTGTAGCAGACGATTGACTCCAAAAGAAACGTCTGCTCGGGAACGGTAAAATTACTGTGGAGTATGATTTTTTCTTTAGCATGGGTGGGGATACAAAATAATAGAAAAAATATTATAAGTTGTTTCATTTCCGTTTCCCTTTCAATTTAATATCCCCACGTGGGGAATTTGCAACGCACGCAAGGAGCATCCCTTCAAACCAATCTACAAATTTTACCCCTCGCTTTTTTAGAATAGCTTGTGCTTTATCTTTTAAACTTAAATTACAATTAATAGTAATCTTGTGTTCCCGCTTTAAATTAAGCGGGATAAATTCATTTGGATCTTTCATCGTTCCCTCCGTTCTTTTTGTATTTTTCTAGAGCATATTTTACAAATTGTAACCATCCCACCACTCTTGGTAGCGTAGTGATCTACACCTATAAAAAAAGTAAGATCCCACAAAGCCCTATCACATAAACTACATCTGAATACTTCTTTGTGACGGGCGATAATCCAACTTAGAAATTTATTAATAATCCTTTTCATCTCTATCAAGTAGTTCCACCACTCTATCTTTTGCGTATTCAAGGCCTTCCAAGTAACCTTCCGTATATGCAGTACCAACTTTCGCTTCACGATTTTTCATTTCTGCCAATATCGTATTCATCTCTTTACATAAGCCATTAGCGATAAGTAGTACGTCTCTCCTAGAAAAATGTTTTACTGGTTTCTCAAAGTGTCTAGCCATGTTTAATTCCTCCATATATAAAGTATCTCATATACCTTGGAAAAAAGCAAGGAAAAAACCAAGCTTCTATATAATCACAAAAGAGATGTCTCTTTCTAGCTGAGACCTTGTAAAAATGCAAGGTTTATTCACAGCGTCAAAACTATAGTAATATTAATAGCTTGCAATTTCGCAAGGTGGGGTGTAGCTTGCTGTAGGCTTCGAGGTAGGCACTAATAAGTACTAGTTAATTAGTGGAGACGTCATGCCTACCTTGGCGCTTTATCTATGGGGATTTATGGTCAAATTCAAGACACCAATGGTAGAACTTCCAGATACTACGATTAAAGATTTGACCCAAATGATTGACGATCTAGAGGAACTCAAATCCCAACATGAGAGGCTCAAAAAAATTGCTACGGAAAAATGGGGAGAGCATGAAAAGCAGAGATTAAAAATCCTAGCGGTGCTCCAGAAGAATGATATTCACGATTTCAAAGGCAGCAACAAAAAGGTGTACATTAGTACAGACAGTAGCCCTAAGTTTCCCCAAAGCCTTGAGGATAAAAAGTCCCTATTCAGATACATTATCGATAAATACTCAAGCGTAACCTTGCAAGGCCTGCTGAGCATTAACTCCCAAAAATTTAAAGCTTTTTATAATAAGGAAAAGGATTTAGCCCCAAAGACGGAGGAATTTTGCATGCCTGGAGTGGGGCAAGTTAGCCAACGGATAACTTTAAACATGAGGAAAAAATGACAAAGAAAGTAGCAAAAAAACAAACAACTGAAATAGAAAAAGTTACGTTTAAACATATGGGGGCAAGTGATCGGATTGATCAACAGGATATTATCACCCCTAAGATTCATCTCATGCAGCAAATGAGTGATTTAGTAAAAGAGCAAAAAGCTCGTAGTGGGGAGTTCCGTAATTCCCTCACTGGGGACTTAATGGGAAATACAACGAGTGCCCCAGTGGAACTATTCGTATTTTTAAAATATAAACTTTGGTATGAGAGAGACTTGCACACCAAGAAATACATTCGCTCTCTTGATTGGTATGCGAACCAACATTTAGATTACCAAGGGAAAGATAAAGAGGGAGTAGAGGTATCAAGGGATTTAGTCTTAGGTTATTTCTCGTTACTTGCCGATCACGTTCTAGATACCAAACCTCGGACGATGCCAATCATATGTGAGTTCACGCGCACGAGTTATGAGGCGGGTAAAAATATCGAAACGATTTGCGCGAATATGAAAATGGACAAAATGCCTAGTTATGCGACAAGCTTTATCATTACAGCAGAAGAGCAATCATTTACGGATGGGGATTGTTTTGTTAAAAAAACAAAACAAGGGCGTATGATCACTCAAGATGAATGTAATATAGTAGAGAGGTGGATTACAACTTTTGAAAAGAACCAGAGATTGGGGATGGTTAAGATTGATAATTCAGATTTAAAAGAAGAAATAGAATTGAAACCAGATGTTATAGATACATCAAGTCCTCCGGTAAATTACTAATATGGATAAAATAGAACTACCTGAAAAGCGAGCGAGAGCAACAAGCATTTTGTATGCTAGGGTAAAACCAATTAATAAGCGATGGTTGCAGCGTAAAGCGCGAAAGTTGGGGCATACAGTCTCAAGTTATGTTGATGAATGGATTGACAAACTGAGGGCTAATGCTAGTAAAAAACCCCCAAAAAGCGATTGAGGAAATATGTAAACATGATTTTATTGCCTTAGATACTGAGACTACGGGACTGCATGCATACTTAGGGGATAAATTATTCTCAGTTATTATTGCAACATACTCGGATTGTCATATTCTGTAGGTTACTTAATGATAAGACTAAAACCATTTTTATGCATAATGCTAAATTTGATTGGCACATGTTGGGAACTAGTGGTGTGGATATCCAATGCAGAATTCACTGTACAATGGCAATGCACCGACTCGTCGATAATAGACTCTTTCGTTATGGACTTAAATATTTGGCTCCCATTGTAGGTGCCCAAAAATATGATCATGTAGAAAAATATATTTCTAAACATAAATTATATGTGGAAAAGGAAATCCCAGGGAAAAAGAAAAAGCATCGGAGGAGTTTTTATGCGCAAGTCCCAATTGAGGTAATGCAACCTTAAAATTAGGCACTTACCAAATTAAGCAAATGCAGATGGTGGACGAGGGCTTAAAATTGCTGCCTAATGCCAAAAACTACAATACTATTCAGCAAGTTGCTCACAATGAGATGAAACTCACCAAAGTACTATTCCATATGGAGAAGCGCGGTATTGCAGTTGACCGTACCTATATAAAATCACAGTTTAATTTGACGCACGAGAATGCCCTCAGCGCCCGTAAAAAATTAGAAGAGTATGCTGGGAGGGAGTTTTCTGACTCACCGGCATTCTACAAACCCCTTTTTGATGCCAATGATTTAAAGTATCCCACCACGGAAAAAGGCAATCCTAGTTTCTCCAAAACCTCACTCAAAGGAATAAAACATCCCGTAATAGATACCTTATTTAGGTATCGAAAAAACTATAAATTAGCGCACACTTATTATCGAAATTACTTAGAGTTAGCCGATAAAGATCACCCTGCAAAACGTAACGAAAGTAGAAAATTTGGACCTTGAGGACGATGCCTCAATCGTACGTAGGGCATTTATTCCACGCTATGGACATACATTCCTCATGGTTGATTATGATCAAATGGAATATAAACTCATGCTTGATTACGCGGGAGAGATGAAAGTAATAGAGCAAGTGGTTAATGGGATTGATGTACACACTGCTTGTGGGGAATTAATGGGAGTACCAAGAACTCCTGCTAAAAAAATTAACTTCATGTTGTTGTACGGTGGCGGAAACGCAAAACTTGCTGCCGACCTTGGAGTATCTGTAAAAGAAGCGACTGAATTGCGACGACTCTATTTTGCTAAACTCCCCAAAGTGAGAAAATTAATTCAAGGTATTCAGGCTCAAGCAAGCAAGCGCGGTTACATTATAAATTGGTTTGGTAGGCGGGTTTTAATTCCAAGAGATAGAGCCTATTTTGCACCGAATATGTTAATTGCTGGAGGTTGCGCCGATGTAGTAAAACTTGCGATGGTAAATTTATTTGCAATGTTGAAAGAGCATTTTCCACATACTCAAATGCTCCTGCAAATTCACGACGAAATACTTTTTGAAACAGAATTTATAACTGAAGGTTTAATCTATCATATTACCAAAATCATGGAGTCTGCTTATAAGTTTAAGTACTTACCACTTACCTGCAGTGTCGATTATTCTGAAAGATCCTGGGCGGATAAAAAACCATGGCCAAAAAACCTGAGACAGTCTTTCGAGAAAGCACTTACCCCTTCCTAAAAACCCTACCCAATACCTTTTATGAATCCATATCTCAAAGAAATATAAGGGGGACACCGGATGTTTCCGCCGTCGTGAATGGAGTTCCCGTTTGGTTAGAATACAAAACGGATAATGGCACGGTTAGTCCATTGCAAGAAATTAAACTAAGTAGAATTCGCAAGGCCGGAGGCACCGCATTCGTGGTGAGGCCCCACAACTGGGGACGAATTAAGGGGATTCTTACTGCAATGAGTAAACAACTGAGTTGGAAGTGGAATACGGATGGGAGTGAGTTTTAACCTAATCCATTTTCTATTGCCCAAATTTGTTCAATAATATGTATATCATTTACTTTTGCCATACTTTTAAAATATTTTTTAGGTACTTCGAAATACCAATTTTCTCTGTGATAACCATATAAAACAGCGCTTATATTTAGATACATAGTTAATCCGATTCTTTTGATTCAATTTTTTCCAAAGTCTTTTTGATAGCATCCGTTGAACACTTAGTGCGTTCACAAACTGATTCAATGAAAATTTTCATATCTCCCCAGTGCTCTGCAGAAATACTAAAACGCCCCAATCGGTTTATTCCCCAATTGAGATCCTCCCGAGACTCACGCGTTACTATTTTGGTACAATGAGCCGTGGTATTCCGATCATGACAGATTTCAACATTAGGTATGACTGTTGCGCAACTAGAGATCAATAATGACATATTGATCAAAAGCCAGGTCGAGTACTTTCTCTGCATTTTTCTTTTCCTTTCTAGTAACGTCTGGTAGCGAAATAGAATCTAAATATTTTTGATAAGCAAAAGCATATTCCCTATGTTCCCTTCTTACCTCTAATTTAATTCCTAAAATTTTCACTTGGTGTTCACCCTCAGTAAATAAAAGTACTAAAAGTTTTTCTGCTATAAGCCCCACGACGAATCGTACGACCCAACCAATGGGACCGGCCGCTAGAAACGGTAGCCACGTACCGATCCAAACCATTAGCTTTGGTAATAAAAGTTTTACAGCAATGCTAGCAAGGGCTCGTCCCACTACCCCTTGCCCATTACAGTTTTTAATATATTAACAACAAGTTGGAATATCCCATTGGCTTTTACACCTGGAAATATAGTTAGCACTTCGGAAATTGCCCACAATGCTGCTAGAACTAAAGTTAAAGTTTCTCCCATATTACCCTCCTTAAACTATTATAGTACTCTACTTTTTTAGGGAATGAAATAACGCCCTGTGATACCTGGTTCTTTTCTGTCAATATGAATCCAATCGGCTCCAGGGAGGTTTTCCATTCGGATACTTAATTCTTCTAATTTGTAGCGTAATTTGTTTCTAACAACGTCACAATTGTACCCTTTGACAAAAAAATCAACTGCATTAGCAAGTAGATGCGCTGACTCGATAGCTCCGCCGATTAGTTTATTATAGGGGTGAGGTCGGTACCAACTAGTGATAAAAATTTGAGCTTTAAAATGGGCACGAATTAATTCCATTTTTTGAGCCGTCGCAATAATATTTTCTAGAATTTCATCGGGTGGGTAGACGTGCAGTGCCCAACTCGGTAACCACAGTGCTTCGTGGTAGCTAAAATGGGGAGCCATTTCTATTTTATCTTTGATATCAATCAATGTACTCTCCTAAGTAAAATTTTTACATCCCCTTTTATTTCTTTTATGTCATCAAGAATTGTTTGTTGCTTAACTTTTACTTCCACAAATTCCGCTCGACTCGGGGGCTCCTCAAAAAATAAGGTTAGCACAAACATGAGTACCGCTCCTGCAAAAGCCCCGAAAGCTGTAAGCGCAAGTCCCTTCATAAATCCTTCGTAACTACTTTTACCAATGCCTCTAGCGCATCCGCTATTTTATCTCGTATATCCGGTACACCAACAGCGGCTCTAATTGCAGCTATATCCGGAGCTATTGCTTTAAGTAAGCTGACTTTTCCGTCATACGCTAATTTATCTACGGCGGCCGCATCCCTTTTCGGAATGTCCTCGACAATTTCCCACTCCCCCGTGGTGACATTTTTTTCAGCTTTTTTATGTATCCATTCATTCTCACCAAATAGAATATGGAAATCTCCAACGGGCTTTTCCATATCATCTGTTATATGCCTAACATCGTATCCGGTGATTAAATTATTGACGTCTCTGATTGCTTTACAGACATAAATTGTTCTACCAATCATGATTAAAATCTCCTAGTGCAAGTTACTTTAATATCAAGAGTGCCTGCACCAACTTGAATATCTGTTAAGTCTTGAGCAATGTTGTGAGATGTTGCCGCACTTTTTGCTAGTAAACTAATACTTGCCTCTCCCCAATGCCCTGGTCTACCATCTTTATAAGTTGGATAATGAGCATCTCCTAAATTTGCAAGTTGCCTAAATGTTTTACTTGCAACTTCTCCGACTTTACTTTTTGCAGTTCTACGGCGCTCATCATTTGATTCTGTAATTTCCATTGGCTCAAACTCAATATGTTCATACCTTGTTGCAAGAGCTGCTACATCTCGTAATTTTATATTATGAAAACCAGGATTGGAAAAAGCTACGTTGTTACTTAAGGTGTACGTCGCGAAACCGGAGATTGGTTCACTATAGGTAATGGAAGTATCCGCCACTATACTAGTTACACTTCTCAATAAAGTTACTTGCCCATCGGCCGTTACAATTCCTAAATCTCCAACGGTTATTCCACGCGTATCCGTCATTGGTTGTATAACATTTGATGACATATCAGCACTTCCAAAAGTTTTAAATCTTTTTGTATACAGCGCTGAACTGTCTGAAAATCTAGTAGATCCACCGGCAGGAGCCTGTCCGCCTTTTACTTGAATGCGCGTTGAAAAATTAGAGCTATTAGTTCGTCCGTCAATGCTAGGTTCTACGTCATTATTGAAATCCTCCCGGCAACCAAGCACTATTCTTACTGCACGGCAAAAATAAAATGAATTTACTAATTCATTTGTAACTGCAGCAGTGTCCATAACTGCGCTAAAAAATCCCGGTTGTTTCATAATATTATCTTCATTTGTAAAGTTACTAAAGACAGGCACATTTACGGAATAATTTGTAAATATCTCACCTTCTCTAAATCCTGTCTGTTCAAGTCTTGCCGGTGTGCGGTCTTCACTATCACGTTGGAAATTAAACCGATGCACATTAATTGGAAAACTAGGAGACTGTCCAGTGTTTGTAATATCAGTAGCAGTATTACCGGGGTCAGGAATATCCCCACTAATTATTCCTATTGCACTCCAAATTAGTAAACCTGCTGAGACAGCATCCTCATGTTTAAACCGCATTACGTATTGAGTACTAGCTTTTAAATCTTTTAATTCTAATGCCCACAAATCATTAAGAGAAGTTAAGGAGTTTCTTAAATTCACATTTTGAATTCTTGTACCAGTTTCTGTTGATATTAATGGCCCAGCGCCCTCTTCTAGGAACACGCCCATTTTTTGAGCGCCCGTAGTTTCATATTGCATTAGTATTGAAATACCCCCACCTGCAACCGCGCCAGTTGTAAAAACAATATCTACAACACTTCCGTTTGTACTAGTAAAACTTCGGCGCTTATTAAATATTTCAGTGTCTGTGGCCTCATCTGTGGTGTAACCAGCGCCGACAGTGATAGTATCAATATTATCATTAGTACCTTCGGAATAGGCTTGATCATAGGGAGTTTTGTAGAGGCTTGGAGGCGCGATATCCTTACTAGCAATAATAGCCTGGCTTGTTGTTAGCGCTTCCCATTTTGGTTTATGAAATTGTTGTCTACATCCTAGATATAATGTTTCCTCAGTAAGCGCTATAGATTGAAATTTAGTTTCTGTTTCTTGTTTAATTGTGATCCAACGACTACCTCTAGGGAACGCAATAAAACAAGATATATGTTGTCCTCGTACAGTAGTAGTTTGTTTACTCATGTAACCCTGAGTTTGCATTAGATAAAGTTCTTGACCATCGTCAATTGAAAAAGTAAACATCGTTCCATGCCTACCAGTGAGAAAATGTAAACTCATTCCACTAGCGTCGAGGTCTGTAAAAATTTTAACAATCCCTGGTCTAACTGCACTTTGCATAAAATGTACAAATGGGAAACCAAGCCGACGAATGTAATCATTTGAACCTGATCTAACATGGCCAGATCCTGTGGAGCCCGGGATTTGATTATATTTAATTATAGTATCTGTTGCATATTTAAAACTATCATCACCTCGATAAACTCTGTGAGCTAAGGATTCTATTTCACTGCCTGCAGTATAGCTTCGGTTACCAGTTTGATCCCCCGAGTAGCCCATTACAAGACTCATGACACTTGTCGCGGTACTAGGACCTGTGTCAACTGTATAATCTATTTGATTGCAGTCTGCCCCACGCACACCTACCTCCCACAAATGAGATTCTATACAGTACTCACAAAAGTATTCAGCATTAAAAGCGGCTAGGGGCTTAACGGAATCCATAGCATCAATTATATTTTTTCCTAAAGAAACAAGGTCAGCTGAAAATAAACCCTGGGTCAAAGTTGCGGTGTGGCTTGTCGGAGCGGTATTTAATAAAGTAATTGTAAAATCTAATTTGTTATTTGTACCATCGATTACATGTCCACCACTTGCCCAATAAACTAAATTATAATCTCCTGTAGCATCCCCGACAGTTGTTGAACTGAAATTATCTAATGGAGTGAAATCAGTCACTGGTTGTGAGTCCCAATTAAGCTGATTAAAAGTTCCTAAAATATCACCAGTCTTAGATGTATAACTAAGTATAGAATGTTGCCCGTAAGGATTCTGTCCAAGTAAAAAACCAGTATTTTCAAATGGAATTAAATTTTTTACTTCAAGCGATGTAACAGCACTAGAGAAGGCAATTAATTTTTCTGGAGTACATTGGGTCATTGCTCCTTCGACGCCCTCAAGTAAAGTCGGTGCCCCGCCTGCTGTAGCACCAATAATCGAGCCGCAATAGCCATGCCCAACAGAAGCTGAAAATGTTAATTGAGCTTCCGAAAATGTTGCGATCGACCCACGTATATTAGCTTTTCCGGCCTCTACATCTATGGTTCTATTTATAGTTACTTGATTAGAGCGAAAAGCGATTTCCACAAATTCCCATTGCCATTCTTTAGCGGCACTGTCAGTATTTTCCACTCTAATAATTTGGTCTTTGGTGTGATCAAGATCACCGCCGAAAAAGAATTCTGTATTACCTACAAAAGTTGTAGCGCTATTTGTAGAATATGTATCAGATCTTGCAACTTTATTTTCATCAACAATAAATGCGCTTGTTATACTAACATCGTCCACAGTTACAGTTAGGGAGTCAGTGGAAGTTGCAAAATTAGTAGAGCCAATAGAAAAAGCATTTTTACCAATAGGTAAATGGAAAACAATTGCTGAGCTTTTTGGGATCGATATATTTTCCCCTCTATACCTAGTAGCTGCAACATTTATAGTAGTGCCTGCTAAATTAAAATTTTCATCGACCCCCATCCAAAGAGCGCCACCCCCTTCTGCTTTAAAATCAATTGGGTTAGAACCTGAACCGGGAGTTAACAAACTAATTTCAAAGTGGTACCTACGACGAAATAATTTCGCTTCATTAGTAACCATCCCAGCTGTTGCAAAACCAAACGATTTTTCTTCTTCTCGCTCGAGCGCTGAACCTGCTCCAGTTCCGCCGCCCGCTTCAACAGCTAAAAGTCTTGCTTGAATATCGTCAAAATTTGTGCGAATGAGTTGCGTTTTGGTTTCATTCCAAGGCGCTTTGGCCGCCATTTGCGCACTTGTAAAAGCTAAAAATGCCATTTGCTATCCCCTATCCAATCGAAATTTTATAAATATTCGTACTATCATTACTAAAGGTTCCGCTATCATCACCGATCGCCATGTACTCGCCATTCTGTTCCGAACTCCAAGGTGTGTCATAGTCTGGAAAATCTGTTAAAAAACCAACAAGCAATGTGGTGACATAAGCTACGGTGACTGTAATCGTATCCCCCACTACAGTATCAATCGTTCTAACACCATCGACAAGCGCAACACCCGCTGCAGTCCTCATTAAAATTACATAACCAGCTTTGTAAAGACTACCTTCACCAACGGCTACGTCAAAACTTAATTGGGAGTTAACTAATACAATTGGCTCTACGGGTGAAATATTCCCTGTCCGAATATTAGCGTATGAAGTAAAAATATCTAAAATTTCTACTGCCTCACTTATTCCTAGACCTCCGCCTCCAGGAGCTGGTACATCGTCGTGGACAAATTGCACGTCACTCCCTACGTCTATTGCAAAAGTATCCAAAAATGAACGTGCCTTAATTGTAGTCTGTGGTGTGGAAAACCGGGTTAGTAAACGGGTACCGATTGCAGTGACAAAAGACAAACCGCCTATATCAAGTTGTGCTCCCTCGATATCAATGTCCGGTCCTTTTCGTTCACCAAAATCAGTCACTGAGGTGGCATCAACGAAAGGTAAAATTTGAGTGAAAGTTTTCAGGCCCTCACTAAAAGCAAGTCGGACATTAAATTTATTAATGATATTATCTTTTGTAGTTTTCCAAATCGGATTAGGAAGAGTATTATCATTATTTAATTCTGGTAATCCCCCAGGGACTGCCTCATTTAATACCGCAAGGGATAATTTCCCATCTGTTGTTTCAATTGGCCTAAGTCCGAAGGGTTTAAACAGCACTCGTTGTAATTTTTTTAAAGCATTCGGTATGTCATAAAAAAATAATCGAATAGTACGACCTGTAAAATCAGTGCTAGTGGAAATTGCTTCCAATGCCACAATATCTATTTCGTCCTCATCAATGGCAAGACCGTCATGCAATACATCGTAAATAGCTCCAGCTCCTGAGGCCCCACTGCCGGAAATTAAAAGCTGTAAATATAATACGATCGGATTCTCTTCTAACTTTTTCATTTCGGCAAAAGTTGTCCCAATTGCAAATGCTTTAGCTATACTACTTTGGTCACCCCTACCAACTCCCGTGAATGTAGTGATACCGCCTGAAAAACTTTTGCTAGTATAAGTCATAAACTCAAATTCTGTATCATTCCCCGCGCGCAATCTCCCAGTGATTGCGGCGGTTTGGAATATATCAGTTGCAGTATCTACTAATATTGTGGTGTCGCCTGAGGCGATTGCGGTATTCAGAGTTCCCTTTGTATCAAAAAATGGAGTCCTAAAATCAAACACTCTGCTTGTTGCCCGTATCTGATAGGCCGCCCCATTTTTGGTGATACTTCTAATCACGTAGGAATTTACTAATCGGTACAGGGAAAAATCAAAAGCAACATCCTCATTGAGGCCCCAATGGAGTTTTAATGTTTCACCAATAAGCGCATTGGGGTCACTGCCCATAAATATAGTAAAAACTTGTGCCTCTTCTAGGCCGTCAAAAATAGTAATAGTTGTGGAATTAATCGTGGTTTGAACTCTAGTTAAATTAACAGTTGTAGGATTCAATTGCGCTTGGTGTACAAGCCCTACTTTATCGGCATCAATGACAAGACCAGAATCTACTTGTCGCTTAGAAAAAAATGTAGGTGTGCCTGTGCCGATCTCTACGACAAGATTAATCTTTTGATTAAGACTTGCATCTAGTGAAGTTTGTAGGGTCACACAATTACCCTTCTCATTGACAGTCTAATTTCGTATAAATAATCAAATCCACTAGGAAACATACGACGAATTCTAGGCCTAAATCCTCTACGATCAAGAGTCACCACAATCTCACTTGCTGGAGTATCTTTATCTTTAAAATAGGAAAAACTTTTTCCAAGTAAGGCGTGAGTTGTTAGAAATGTTTTTGTAGAATCTTTTAGGGCTTCTGTTAGAAATGATAAGCGCACGTCATTTATTTCTTCAATAAAGTCCGTTATCACTTGCTCTTTACCCGATTTACTAACTGTAACTCTACCTACTTGTCGTAAAGTTTCCCCTTCTGAATCAGGTCCCTTAGGAGGAAAAACATAAGTAATCGTAGTTGCATTAAATACTATTTTAGGTATACCCGGTGCGTTCGCCATTATGCTACCTCATCAATTCCGATATCACCGTTGGCATTAATCACGGCTTCTCTTACTCCTGGTACAATCGTGCCTTCGAAAAATTCCTCCGAAAGTACAGGCCCAGTAAAAGTAAAATTAAATGTTTGAGTTCGCTCACCACCAACGCCTGCTCCTCCTCCAATAGCAAATTGGTCGGCAAAACTTGGTGCTAGAGGCCTTGGTACAACAATTTCACCCGGTTCAGTGAGTGTGAGTTGCCGATCACCTCTACCAACTCCCGGCACTACTCCCAACTGATTACCGCCAATAATACCGCCGCCTTGAGCGGAACCAACGTTAGCAATTCGCTCGGCCCCAAAGGCAATAATCGCTGCAGCGGCCGCAAAACCAAGTCCCACCCCAATAAAAGGAATTCTGGAGAATCCCTCAATGGCATTGGCAGCGGCAGCTTCCGTTGACAAAATTATTTGAGCGATGGCTGCTACTTTTCCAATAGATTTCAAAGTCGAATTTTTACTACGTTGGAGAGCGACGAGTTCGCTTGTCGCTTGTGCTACTCCCTGTACCTCTTCACTTCGGAAAAACTTTTGAACAGTAGCAACTGCCCCGCCGAACTTCTTTTCATCTTCTATAAACTTATTTCGTCTTACAATATCGGATTTAATATTGTCGGATGCTATTTTCTTATCTACATCTTTTTTAGTTAAAATTTGTGCTTGGAGGTCGGCAATTTCCTGCTCACTAAATGTAGCGGCTTGCTCTCGCTTTAAGGCATTAATTTCATCACGTCGAAGTGTGTCTTGCTGAACTAATTTTTCATTTCTTAATTCATCTTGAATCCGTTGCTCTTCCAGTAAGGCAATCTCTTGCTCATTGAATTCAATTTGTTGCTGTATTTTTTTATTGCCGTCGTCTTTTCGAAGTAGTTCTAAATTCTTAGATTTTAGGGCTTCTAGTGCTTGCAGGGTTTGGAGGTTTTGCTCAACTGCCGTAATCTCAACAGCACTTGCTTGCCTAACTTGTTTACGAAGTAGGGAAATCTCTTCTTTTCGAATCCTATTTCGTCTAGCAAGCGCATCTCTTTCTAATTTCGCTAATAGCTTTTGTTTTTTATTTTCAGCTACAACCTCAGGCTCTTGCTCTGGAGGTAGTGCTCGTATCCCACGCCCCAGGGTGGGAAGCCCTCCGGGGCCAATAGTTGGACCAGTCTGAACTCCACGTGCTTCGGCCTCGGCAATTCGCTTCCGAGTCTCAGCTACCTTTTCCAGTGCCGCAATTTGCTCTTCTGCTAATTTCTTTTGCCTAGCAATGTCTCGCTCATTAAAAGGAGTAACTGTTAGTTTATTAATTTCCTCTAATGTTTTACGAGTTTTTTCTAAGGCTACATTTAATTCATCGTCTGTTAGATCGGCCCCATCCTCAATAAGTCCAAATAGATTTCTGAAAAATGTTAGGACTGGGCTGGCTACAGCAACAAGACCCGTGAGTGCTGCACTAAGGGCAATTACACCGCCTGCTACAGCTACGACGCTCGAGCCAATAAGAGTGCCTACTGTACCAAGGAAACCAATCAAAGGTATAAGTACGGCTCCTAGGGTTAGAATAACGGCAGTAATACCCGTAAAAATTGTGGCGTATTTTATAAATGTAGCAATATTTTTGAGAGTCTCTTTATCTAATTTCGATATATTACCTATAAGTTCACGGAAAAATTTAACTAATTTTACAATGTCCGGTGCTAATTCGCGTCCTATAGCAAGTGCTGCAGCAGAAATGGAATTTCTAAGTAGTACAAATTCAGAATTTAAGGTAGCAAACGCGGCTTCTGATTCTTTAAGTAGAGCTTCGTTTCGTTCAAATTCGTCGTTAGAAGTTTTTAATTTCTGGCCTAAAATATCGGCTCTATTTGCAAGCACCGGGAGGACTTTATTTATTTCATCGCCCCTAAGTCCTAGTTTCTCTAGGGCCACACTCATTGTATCGGCACCACGAGCCGAGCCGCCTAAACCTTCCACAAGTTTTACAAATACAGCTAGGCGATCCTCGGAAAATGCTCTACTTAAACTTTCCCCTGCAATCCCTGTGAGTTTTGAAAGTTGGTCTAGTCTGTCACCCCCGGCAGTAATAGATGCTTCGATTTCTCGGAACGCTCTACCTACAACGGAACCACCTAGTTGAGCCTGAATACCTAGAGCTTTTAGGGCAGTAGACAAACCTAGTACTTCACCACTACTTAATTTAAACTGAGAAGTAGAACGCGCAACTTCTGTTGCGACACGTAAAATTTCACTCTCTGTTGCTGCACTCGTATTACCTAATCCAACAAGAGCGGAAGCTAAGCGGTCAATATTATCTACAGATTCACCTGTAATATTTATAATTCTTGTAAGAGCAGTTGCGGCTTCTTCACCTGTTAAGTCAGTTGCAAAACCTAACCTTGCTACAACTTCTGTAAATTTCAGCAAGTTGGCCGAGCCTTCTACACCAAGTTGTCCTGCAGTTTGGGCGATCCCCAATAGTTCGGAACTCGTAACGGGGATAGTTTTCGATAGACTTACTATCTCATCGCCGAATCTATCTAATTCATCTCCGGCAATGTCAGTAGTTTTGGCAACCCCAACAAGACCAGTTTCGAATTTTGCAAATTCACGAACTAATAAGCCAACAACTGTTGCAAGACCTACAAAAGCAACTGTACTTATTTTTGCGGCCTTTACTAACGTATCTTGAAGGGCTTTTGTTCTAGCCCTAGTTTTATCAAGGGCTGCCTGGAAACCTTTGGCCGATCCATTAATCCTAATTAGTAGTTCTTGAGTTACCACCTTTAGTTGCCCTTCTTTGAGCGTCCGCTTCTATATCGAGTCTTTTTTGCAATCTCTCTTTTTCAAACGCACGCGTTTTCATTCGCTCTAACATTTTTTTAGCTTGTCTATCAGCTTCTTTACGTTCGTCGCTAGTTAGATTTAAAGGACTGTCCATTGGTGAGGGCTTTAATTTCTTACCGTTGATTGCCGCCAAATTTTCCAACTCAATCCTTTTATTTTTTCTAATTGCTTTTGTTATGTACCGAAGCTTCCTCCTAGTTAAGCTGTAAAATGTATTTAAATCCCATCCGTATCTATTCGCGACAATGTCAAATAATTCAGCGTAATTTTCGCTCTCGCTTACACTGCCGCCACTTGCTTTTTTAGTTCTTGATCCTCTGCAATCTCATCCATTAATGGTTGGCTTAAACCAAAACTTCTAGCCATTGCTTGGTAGATACCATTTAGTGTATAATATTTTTTACCAACTCCCGCTCGCTTACCTATTTGGATTATAAAATCCTCTTCATTTGCAAAATCACTATCGTCGACAAGTAAGTGATATGCCGCTTGTAAAATTGGTTTAGGTTTACTGAGATCGCTTGCTAGTCTACTAAAAGCAATAAGACCATTTGTTTCTTCAGGTGTAGAAAACTTTTCATGCGCCCAGATTTCAAAAAGCAAATCACAGTCACGCATTTTGTATTCTTTTTTACCAATCAAAAAACTACTTGGTAGTGGATTTAAATCTTTAGCACTAATGCCCATTGTTACTCCTAATCTCATTATAGTTATTGCCAAACTTTAGAAAAGAATTATTATGTTTAACAAACTGTTTAACGGGAGTACTATGGACTACCGCCTAAAAAATAACAAGACTTACCGCACTAGCTATGTGGGCATTCGTTGCACCGAGGTGGAAAAAAACCGCCTGCAGTTAAAAGCAAATATTTACTCCGAAGGCAATTTGAGTGCCTACATGCTGTACGCCGCATTAAATTACTCCGTAAAACGAAGTGATTTACAAAAGGGAGATGATACTCCCCTTCACTAATTATTCAGCTTTAACTGCCCTAATTTTAAATACAGCGTTTACCACACTGTCAAAAAGAAGTTTAGTTGTTAGCTCCGGAATAGCAAATATTGTTTCTTCAAGCGCAATTGGAAAACCAGCACCCAGGGCTTTGAAGGCTTCCAGTTCAAATAGATCCCCATTGCTCCTCTTAGCACTGAGCATTACCAATCCGTGTTCTTCAAACACAACACCCGCTTGCCCAACAGTAATTTCACTCACACCGGCATGTGGTTTTGCAATTGTAAATTCCGCTATATCTCCTGTAACAAAAGCAATTGCGCCACTGCCTCCCGTTAATTCTAAACCAGTATTTGGTATAGCAACGGTGCCGCCTGTACCTGGAACAGTAATTGCTACCGTTGTTATTTTTAGAATATCATTTTGGTATTCAGCATCAGTCCCCACAAGATGGTCAATATCTGTTAAGTGGTAAACGTCAACAGTCGTTGCGGATGCCGCCTCAACATAGTAAACACCGTGTTTGGCATCGGCCGCTATTGCAATTGCAACAGAAGCAATACCCGTGGTCCCATCTTGAACACTTGTGCCTTTCTTATTAGCAATTGCATCCAACACTGTACCTGTGGCACTAGCTGCAGTTGTGGTGATACTTGCTCCCAAAAATAATTCAAACATAAAATCAGGCATGGATTTTACACTTGAAGTAAATTCAGAGGTAATTGTTTTAGGTTCCGAAGCAAATTGGAATTTATTTGAACCCCCAAACAAGTCCTCAAATTCGGCAGCAAGAGATATCGTCCCACCGCCTAAAACTTTAAGAATACCGTAGGGTAGCTGTGTGCCGCTCCGACGATATGGTGCAATGGAATGAATTCCATACACGATTCGGTCTTCGCTTAAAGCCATTGGAATATCCTCATTTTCATATAGTTCGGCTAGCGGTTATCAACTAACCGTTGTGGAGGCATGATTTTTGGCCTTAAACGTTTTGAGTACGTTTAGATTAGGCGAGATAAATTAAAGGTAACATGTTTTACCGACTACCCCAAATACCTTCGATCTCAACTCCAGCGGATCGGAATATTTTATTTTCGGTGCCGAAGGTTGCCGGCGTTAAGGAACTGACTTTGACTTTCACGATACCGTGATAAGGAGCCTTCTTAAAATTTTGTTGTATGACACGCTCGCACGCGCGCATGTAGCGGAGTAATTTATACTGAATTCCTCTATCATCTAAATCCCCCTCATCGACAATAACTACCTCAAAAAATAAATTAACGCGCCGGATACTGTCCACCTCGTTGAATTCAATGGGGGAGGTGCCTAAAACCCCAAAAATCATGAAGGTTGGATAACTCCATTGTCTCGGAATATGTGCATGATAAAAAGCATCCGCGTTAAGTGCGTCAATAGTAAAGGACGGTGTGTCACCCGATTTTTCGGTATTGAGTGCCGTAATTTGAGTGTTTATTTCAGCTCGGTACAACGCCTCAGTATCTCGTAAAAAATCCTCGATATCGTAAGTATTACTGCTCATACCCTACCCGTTAAAGTTTGAGTTATGTGATCATTTATAATATTGAGCCAGGCCTCGAGTCTACCACTAATTAAAGCATCCCGAGAAACTTCGGCCGGGCCGCCATCAATGAAAATCAATTTACGTTGCGGGATCTTACTTCGTGGTGCATCTGATTGGTGAAAAATTGCATGTGGAGTGGACACCCCCATAAACATAACTCGCTTACCAATAAAAATTTCATTCCCCACGGCAGTCTTACTTGTCATTGCCGCTTCTAGAGTTCCCGTTTCCCCACGAAAAATAGGATAATCAAATCCCAACCTGTCTTCTTTTTGTCTCCGGTAATCACTCGTCGTTCGAATGCCGCCTGCATTTGGAAATGGCACACTTGGTGCTAAGGGTTGGTAGAGCCCCTCCGATATTAAAGTAAAAAGTTTTCTATTTCCCCGCAACCAGTGATTGGCAATTAGATTAAAGGGTATCCGAAAATCATCTACGGTGCGTCCCAATCTATCTAGGGCTCTATTAAAAGCCTTATCATTTGCGACAATAAAAGAAGTCTGCAGTCCCACTACCAATTATTTCCATTTTTTGTGAACGTGGGTTTCGGTTCCCCGAGTGCATTTACATGAGTTTGAAATAGGGCTCCCGTGAAAGGTGTAATTGATTTCGATACCGCGTCCGGCAGTGGTGTAATGGGCTCCTCCCATCTACCTAATCCCTCACCTGTTGCTTTATTAAACCAAGGTAATAATTCAGTGAGCATTTTTTCAGCAATACTTCCAAAATCAATTTTTTGGCTTTGGGCTCTTTCACTAGTACGGGGACTTAATTCAATAATTCCTTTCACCACTTGAGCGGCCATGAAACGAGAAATTTTCTCTACTATTTTAAAAGACTCAGGGGAGGTACCAATCAAAATAGGTACAGTGTAGTACCGTTTTAATTTTGCATTTACTTCTGCTTCGGCATCAGTAATAAATTGCTCTAACTCCTCAGTAGTAATAACTGTTTCCGTAGCTGCATCGCCTGTTGCCGCCTCAATTTTTATTCGACGAAATAAACTTTTTACTAATGCCGGTGTTGTGTAATCGGCCATTTTAAACTCCTAAATATTATTCCATTAACTCAATAGAAACTTTTAATCTTTTTACCTCTACAGTATCCGTTCCTCCCACTCGCTTAACCTCTAAGGTTATCGCTGGAGTATCACCTGCACTAAATTGTGTAAAATCCCAACCAGACCAACCAGCCCATTCTGTATCAGGGCTTTTCCAAACATTTACACCAATTTGCACACCATCGAGATTACACCTGACTTTAGGTAAACTAGTTGTACCTGCTTGCAATCGCGCTTCTGTATTCCATTGTATTCTATATTTACCCGCTGCCAATGGTTTACAATCTAAGCGTAAATATTCAGAAAATGCACCCGCCCCTTTAGTTTGAATTGCATTGTTTTCTGCCTTTTGCCATTTTTTAATTTTTTCCGATACTACAGTTCCCATAACTGTCCTTTATGAAATATAATTTATAGTTTCTGTGAGCGCTGTTCCCGCTGCAGGAACCGAGAACTCTTTCAGTTTTACTAAATTAGTTTTTCCTGCTGGCACTCCTGGATATTCTCCTGTTGTTTTTTCTAAAGCAAACATTTCCAATACTCCAGTGGTATCATCTATTCCAACCACTACCTCAACAAATTTTTTATTATCCGGATCGGCGACAATTGAAATTACATCATTGACGATATATGTACCGACATTCGAAGTAATATCTAAAAGACTTGAAGTACATGTCGGTAGCGCAATTGCCGTTAAAATATTATTGGCTTCAGTTTCGCTAGGAGAACCTGTTAAGTGAATAATGATATCACCATCGTGTGTCGTTGAACCATTTGCATTTGACGGATATTCATGCTTTGCCCGTCCATTTATAATTTGCAGACAAGTATTCGTTCCTGCTGTTTTCGCTAAACTAACATTACCCATTATGATTGCCTCCAAAGTAAAAATCTAGCCTTTTTAATTTCTATTGTTGCCACTCCATCGGGTGATCTAAAATCTAAATCAAAATCATGAACCCCTGATAGAGAAGGTAATCGTTTGAATCCACCTCCGGATATAAAACCTAAACCCGAAGTAAGTAATTTAGGTGCAAAACCGACAGAGGATAAAAGAGTTATATCATTATCCTCAATTTGAGTTTCAAATTCTTTGTCACTTGTTACTGGTCTTATCTCAAAATACCAAAACAAGATATAAGTTCCTAAGGTTAGTGAGGCCGTTGTAAATTTTAATTTTTCTACAAACGCACTCGAAGTTGTAGAACTCACTGCTTCACTATCGTCTTCGTCAAATGAAGAACCAAATGTGGCGTTAGGCAGGTTACCTACCTGAACTTTTTTCTTAACATTAGCTGCTGCACTATCTTCAATCACTATGAGATCGGCATTAACCGGAGAAGTTTTTTCTGCTATGGCACTTATTTCCGCTGCAACGTTATCATGTATCGCATCGGCATCTGTACCAGTGCCTGGTAAATTTCCAAGCTGCGCTCTTTTTTTAACATTAGCGGCTGCGCTATCCTCGATAATTATAAAGTCACTGGTAACCGGCGTGACTTTTTCTGTGATAGTACTGATCTCAGATGCAACATTATCATGAATTGCCGTAGCATCGGCGCCATCATTAACCAATGGGTTAGGATAAGTTCCGTTTAAATCCCCACCGGCCGTTCCGCTAACCGGTAGGTTACCAACTTGTACTCTTTTTTTAACGTTAGCAGCGGCGCTGTCCTCGATGATTACTAGATCAGCGTTAACTGGAAGTGGTTTTTCCGTTATTACTGAAATTTCTGCAGCAACATTGTCATGGATTGCGTCGACGTCTGCGCCAGTGGGTAAATTTTCTATCTTTACTCTTTTTTTATTATTAGAATCTGCCGTGTCCTCTAGAAGTAAAAAATCACCGCCTATTGGAACTGTCTTTTCCGTCACGACGCTTATTTCGTTCGCAACGTTGTCGTGAATTGCATCAGCATCTGTAACAGCAACAGGTATATTTCCTATCTGTATTTTTTTCTTAACATTACCTGCGGCACTGTCCTCTATAATTACTAAGTCTGCGCTTATAGGTGTTGCCTTTTCCGTTATTACGCTAATTTCCGCTGATACGTTGTCGTGAATTGCATTTGAATCAGTCGCAGGTAAATTACCTACCTGTGCTTTTTTCTTTGCATTAGCGGCCGCGCTGTCCTCTATAATTACGAGGTCTGCGCTCACAGGAGTAACTTTCTCAGTAAGTACTGAAATTTCTGCTGACACATTATCATGAATTGCCGTAGAATCAGCACCATCATTTACTGTTGGATTAGGATAGGTGCCCCCTAAATCACCACCAGCCGCACCACTTACTGGTAAGTTTCCAACTTGTACTCTCTTTTTAGCATTGGCTGCAGCAGAGTCCTCGATAATTACAAGATCGGCATTTACGGGCGTAACTTTTTCAGTTACTGCACTAATTTCCGCTGATACGTTGTCGTGAATTGCAGTTGAATCAGCACCATCATCTATAAGTGGATTAGGATAAGTTCCATTTAAATCCCCACCCGCTGTTCCACTGACCGGTAAATTTCCAACCTGCACTTTCTTTTTAGCATTGGCCGCTGCACTGTCTTCGATAATTACAAGATCCGCACTAACTGGTGTTACCTTTTCCGAAATTGCTGAAATTTCTGCTGCAACATTATCGTGGATCGCATCGTTATCTGTACCAGTTGTATTTGTTAAATTTGTTTCAGCGCCGGTATCATCTTTAATATATAAATCTTTATCTGTTTTAGCAAAAATTGTAACTTCACCCGTTCCAGGTGTAATAGGAGCTGCTCCTTCTTTTACCGTTACCTTTGACATTAACCCCCCTATAAAGCAAATAACTCTGCATCTGATTCAATCGTTAGATCCCCGCTAACAATAAGATCACGATGTACCATTGCATAACCACTCTTTATTACAATATCAAAACTAATATCTTTTTTAACTATTGTTCCTGTGTCTAATTGAAATGCTCCATCTGCATTAAATAATGCCCTTAATATATTATTGGTTTTTATTTGCCAATCTTTAGCATCTGTAGTGCCAATGAAATCTGTACCAGGTGTTGTGCCCGCATTCCCCGCAAGCAACCAATTAAGAACTCCTGCCATTGAATTAATAGTTACATCTGTCCGATTACTTGTAGCATTATCAGCAATGGTTAAAGTAACACCGGTTCCTTCAACAAAATTTAAATCTGGTCTACGAGCAATTGCTACACCATTTTTTAAAACTTGTAATATCGCTTTAACTGTTAACATCTAGTCACCATTACATCACCCGTAGGAGTCCCTGTCCAAATTCCAGTTACTATTCCCGTATAAATAGGACCATCTATAAAATGAGTTTCCGTTGGTTGCAGCGCAATTGTAAATAAAGCCGCCGTTGCCCCGGTATCATATTTTAAAAAGCAAATACCATCCGTATTATTATAAAAAATTACTAACTTTCTAGTTGCATCGGCTACTGCTAAAGTTTTTACCGTCGCACTAGAAGTTACCGCTACAACTGTAGATGTTGCACACGTAGGTGAGGCAGTAGGTATCGGATCTATGTCACCTGTTGTTACACCGGGAGGCAACAAGCATACGTGCAGAAAAGTTTTCCCCTTTTTCACCGACCATGCGGTATTCTCACCTATGTGCCCTTGACCCGGCATCTAATCTCCTTATGCACTTTTTTTACGTGAGGCTCTTTTTCTTTTAGCTCTTCTTTTTGGTTTCACAACCTTATTATCGATAACCACACTATGTTTACCCACAAGCACACTAGGTGCTGGTAGTACGGCTCCCACCAATTTCAATTCTGCTTGTAAACGTGCCTTTGTTTCTTTTGTGTGTGAAGGCATGTTAATCATTTCTTCCACTGGGGCAACTTCCACAGAATGTGCTCCCTCTTGAATATTAAACCAACTCTGAGGCCCCGGCCCGTGTAAAGTTTTTTCCTCAACTGCCGTTAAATAAAAAACTTGGGCTTGGTTGGTTACTTTATGATAGCCGTGCCACATACATTTATTCGGATGTAGCCTTTTTAAATTTAAAGTGTAGGGCCTACGTGGACCTTTACGATCTTTTATCTCTGCTTCTTTTTGTCTTATAAATCTTGGTGTATATGTTTGTCCCATTTACTCTCCTATAAAAGGGGGAGTCTCAACTCTCCCCCCTAATTATTATTAGTTATCGATTTTGATTGCTTTGTACCAAACACCGAAACTAAACCCGATTCGGTAATCAACTCCGAACAGTAATTCCTTACGCATGAATCCGCCCTCTGAATTTTCATCTAGAGATCTAAATTCAATGGCTTTACGCTCCTGCATAATGAATGGTTTAATTTCACCCCCGGCATTAATCAAATACCAATCCTCACCAGTTAAGCGTGAAGTGATTAATTTCTTAGCTGCACCTTTCAGAGTGTTAGTCGTGTTATTGATAATGTCTGCGCCCAGAATCTTATCAATAACAGGCTCAACATCCGGTCCCGCAACTGTCCAAAGATCCAATTCACCTTCATTCCTCGGTTCCCCAATGTCGTCGGTAAATTGCCTCATGTCAGCTCGTGATCCCTCGAAATCCGCACTAAATTCTGCAACTGTATAAGGTCCAGTCGAAGTACCAGTGAATAAGTTCGATTGAGCAACTCCTGATTCTAAGTGAGAAGCATTGAAAAAAGTCACACCATCGTAACCAAGTTCAGTTGCCCCATCAACAAGTGTCTCAAAGAACAGTTTCCTAGGATGCTGCCTAGCTTTGCTAGCTAGATCCCGAATCCTAACTTGTACAGCACCCAATTGATCATCGTCCCTAAAGTTACGATCTACTTTCAGAGTAGCCTCGTAATCTCTGTTGACGATGGTAAATTCAAAGTCGTTTATTCCTCTGAGTTTACGCTCATCAATCCACTCTTCCATTACAGGCGATTCACCCAACCAACCGTATTTTTCATCTTTGTTGGTGGATCTAACAACCATAACAAAAGGCATAATATCTTGAACACGTTCACCGTTATTAAAAGCCTTCATAAAATTGGCTCGTAAACCACGTTCAATTAAAATTGCATTAGTAATTTGTCCCATGATCAAAACTCCTTTCTATATTATATGCCTAGTGATACGGCGTGTTCGATATCAACCCAAATTTGCGTTGCGGATTCTAATCGAATTATTGTACCAACTAATTGTTCGTTGGCACCTTGAGTAGTACTTACAGTTTGATCGTCGGATGCAAAAACTTGCTCCCCGATATCGGCTTGCGTAAACGCAGCACCTGTTAAAAGATGCATTCCATTTCTGGTAACTCGTACAACAAGATCCCCTGCTGCCCCACTAGAGTTATCTATTCTTTCAAATGCTAGACCTGCAAAAGTAGCCCCTGCTTCAGCTGAGCATGGTTCAAGAAAGCCAGCTGCATTATGTTTTACTAGTGCCCCACGGAAAATAATATCCGAAGCAACTACTGGAAACCCCTGCAACTTACCTTCTTGCATCAACACTTCAATATCGTCTGTTAAAGCGGCCATTACCTGCCCCCCTCGTCTATATTCGTATTATATTTTATGTACTCCTCTTCCGTTAAACTAAGAGTCTTACACATTTTCTTTTCATCGGCGCTTAGAATAAAGTCTTTATCAACACTACCATCGCCACCTTGTGGGTTAGTATTCATCTTTTCAGATAAAGCCAGTATTTCTAGCATTGATTTTCCGTCTTTAAGCGCGGTAAGTTGGGCTTTGTTGATCTTGTTTTCTCGAAACAATTTCTCATGCACTTGATCTTGATCCCGCTTTTTCGCTGCCGATTCTAATTCAGTAACTTTACTAGACAGGTTTATATTATCGCTTTTGAGCCCATCAATTGCTAACTTCGATTCTTTTTGAAGAGTCGATAATGACAATTGTGCTCCTTGCAAGTCCTCATTTAACTTGAGGACTTTTGAATTATGGTCATCTAATTTAATAGTCTCCATTGCATTTCCCTCACTATTTTTCATTTTTAGCCCTACAATGGCATCCATTTTTAAAAATGGACTGTTAACTAGCGCACCCCCAGTGAGCGTCGGGCCATGAAACTCCTGAGTATGTGGGTGTTGCCAGTTTAATGAATACATTGGAGAAAAGTACCGGAATTCACGGTCGCTTAATGTTTTAGCGCCTCCCGGTGTCCACCTTACTACTCCAAAAAGTATTTGCCCGTCTTCACTTAAGAATAACTCCCGAACCCATGCAGCTGCCTCACGTTGCTCATGGTCGTAGTCAATACTTAGATCAACGCCAACTACTCTTTCATCAAAATTCTTTTTAAAACTTTCTAACGTTTTAGTCGTTAGTATTATTGGACCGAATTGAGGATGTATGCCATCTACCACTCTTGCTATTTCAATAATGTGTGGAAGGTCGGCCGATAACTTAATCTCCTCTGGGTTTCTCATTGACCCAAAAAAGAACGGAACCTCTGCTTGTATTTCTCTTGGTCTACCAATTACCGCCGATACCCCTCGACGGATATCAATCGTTCGAAACGAGTCTGGTTGGAATTCACTTGGATCCATTTGCCTGATACGAAAAGAATCGTCTGTTTCATCGATCTTATCAGCACCAAAACCATGAGTTCGTGCCCACTCAACTGCCTCACCTGCCGTTTCAAATACAGTCTTATCAAATATAAGAGTTTGTATGATTGTACTTTGGCCTATGTTTTCCTCTTGCAAAAACTGCTCAACGTCTGCCTCAGTTTCAAACAAACCCTGCTCTACTAATAAGCCTTTAATCATATTTAAACTAATCATTTGAACCCCTCTTTACTACTAAGTGTAATGCTATCACGCTCGGCTTGAGAAATCCCAGGGAGTGGTTGTATCTCAGGTACATTTGTGGTCGTCGCTAAGTTAGCCCGTAAATAAGATTTACAATTGTGGTGTAGTGGAGGACTAAAGCGTAAAAACTCAGCATCATTTGTTGCAAAAGTTCTACCCGTACCATTAGCTGAAAGTTTTCTGCATATGGCACTCTTTGGATCAAAGTTAATAAAAGTAAAACTCTGAATGTCCTCTAGTACCTCCTCATCAAAGAAAAATTCATTACGCGCATCGTTCACAATTAAAGCCGAAGAATTAGCTGCAGCTCGATCAATATTTCCACCTTCTATTAATTCATCACTGGCACGATTTAAATCCTGCTCAATCAGTGCAGGATCATTCGTGCTAGATTCTGTTGTTACAAACTGAAATGCTGCACGATCGGCTAAATCATTTGTGTATTTCTCTTGTACTTTTTCTGCTTGCCTTGCCACCAAAATTTGAATTCGAGTAGGGAGTTTTCTATTTTCTTGAAGTTTTATTTCACCCTTAGGATTTAAATATTTTATTAATGCTGGTTTATCTTTTAACTTTACAGTGCTCTTACTAGGAACTTCACCTCGAGCCATTTCCAAAGACTCATTTGCAATCTGAGTATAGAGTGCTGAAAGGGAGCGCCTAAATTTTGCTGTACCCCCAGGGGTAACTTTGTTTATGGCATTGAGTTTCTGTTTATCTGGAAGTTGTCTGTAATTTCGCATGATATCGGCGATATACTTATCTTTAATAAAATTTAAATTTTCTCGCATAAGAACAGTGACTCTATTCTGCCCATTTATAATTAATTCTTTTGCAGTCCTAGGATTCTTAATCGATAACTTTCGTTGCCGACGACGCATTTCCTCCTCTTCCTTTTTTGTTTTCCTACGGCGTCGCCTTACAGGATGCCCGCCTAAATCTATTTCCTCTGGAGGACCTGTTGTACCAGTTAAATCTTGGTGAGTGTGCCCCTCACCAAAAGCATCGAATGAAGTCCTGCTAACTATCTCACCTGCCTCATCTAAAATATCATGGGCATGCATTTCAGGTTCACGTTCAGTATCAGTAAATGCCCCACTTGTATCATTTCCAACACTATCTAAGTGAACGTGATTTCGATCATCTGTAACTGTGTTAATTGCAAGTTTTATTTTTAAGTTAACATTTCCGGTAGTATCAATAGGGCCGCTACGATCAGTACGTATATCAGTAAGCTCGTCCACATTGTCAACATTTTCTGTTTCTGTTGCATTTGGATCGGGGTCAGTTTTTGATTCTTGGTTTTCAATTTGAGTACCCTCCGCTTTTTTAGGTAAATTATGTACCTTACGAACGTGATCCTCAAGAGCTTCGTCTGTTTGTATTACCCCGCTAGCAGTGTAACCTGTGATAATTTCCATTAACTCCTTACCTGCTTTATCTGAAATATTGGAATGCTTTAACATTGGTAAGACAGGTACGCGGTCCCCAAAATTAAGCCGCATTAGGTGAGGAATAAGGCGCGTATTAATTGTGTCCTCAATAATGTGAGCAAAATATTCAATACCGTCTAAAAAGAAATCTGATAGATCACGAGCTAAAGCAAATGCTCCGGCATTACCTCCCGTGCCTAGTTCTAGGAATGTTGCAACAACGGAACCGGCCATTGCCTCGTCTTGCGCTTTAATAAATGTTTGAACTTTTTGTGGATCATAGTTATTGGCAAATAGCTCGAGCGTCCACCCTTCGGGTTTCATGATATGAGCATCCTCAGAACTCGTGAATCGTTCAATCGCTCTTTTAGCTTCGATGTATTCCTTATCACTTGTTTTTATTTTCTGTGGGACACCTACGATTGGGGTGGGAATTGCGAAACGTTCTATTCCAATTATTTGTAGCTCGAGCGCTAGAAGTTTTCGTCTATAAGCCCCAAACATTGGTCTAAGTAAACTGAGTCCGTTGTTATCTCCCTCTTGCTCATTATAAAAAATTAAAAGTACATCGGCGGGAATGAATACATCAAAATCAACGTCGCCTGTTTGACGTTGCCTAATCCGTTCCAAGCAACCAGTCTTACCATCGTGATGCCATTCTTCAATTGTTGTTTGGTGACGGAATGCTAGTTGCGCTAAACCCGAATACATTCCAAAATCAGGGTGCTCTCTGTTTTCATTTATTACTTCAAATATTGCATGTCCCAACCGGGGGAATGTCGTCACCTCACCCATAAATTTTGACCAACTAATGTCTTTGAAAAGAATTTGTTGCATTAAAGCGGCGTGTTCTAAATCTACCTTGTCGTCGCTTGCAGACTCGATCTCCCACTTGCCAGATTTAATCGGTCCTACAATTGCGGCGATTAATTTTTTGACTTGAGCATCGGACCGATACATCTTGTTGAAAAAAATTGCCGCCTCAGGTCCATGCAAGGAAGTAATATGATCCTCAACATAAACAAAACTACTGATATCAGTGCCTGATTTACCAAAGGGTGTTCTGTTTACAATTAAGTTTCTACCTACGGCCATTAGCACTCCTTAATTTTGATTCGGGACCGGACACCGGCAACTCCCTTACGATCGCGCTCCTTACGTTTGGAATAGGGTTTCGTAGGTTTATATTTTTCATATGTCCCATATGCCCCCTGCAAATAGCGTCCATAATTAGCTATTGCCATTGAGTCTGCCTCGTCCGGCGAACCTTGACTGGTTCGCGTTTTGTACTCAGCTTTTGACTCAATTTGAATTTTCCCCGCGCTCGTATATTTAAAGCGTATATTAGTAAGTTGAGATAGATAAATTGAATCGTCAAGTATATTTAGCCTTTCTTTTAAATCATTCCCCAAAAGACAGAAAATTTTTGCCTTTAAATTTACATAATCTCGTCGATCCTCTTCCGACTGTTTCTTTTCGCTAGGCGTCGGATTAACTTTTTCCACACTAGGAGATGCTGAAAAATGAATTCCAATTATCTCAATATGCTTACCAATTATATTAGCGTATTGCTTTTCCAATAAATTATCAACTATCGCTCCACCAATACCTGTTTCATCTATAACGAGTGTTGTTGGTAAACCGTAATTTTCTTTTTTAAGCCAGTTGATTACTTCCCCCGTGACATGAGTCGAATCACGTTTATGCATGCCTTGGTAACCTGTTTGTTTGTCCCCTAAAAATTCAGTAATGACAGTAGCATCTTCACCAAAGCGAGCAACATCAACTCCGATATAACGATGCTTACCAAATTCAATCTGTCTCGCTTGCGCCGTTTCAACTTCACTCCATTTCACAATTACATCGTCGTGATCCTTTGGAAATTCACCGAGGGCTTTGGATACAAATAGAGGATGCTTGACACCCCACTTAACAGCTGAGGACATTACCCATTGAGCTGAAAGTAAATAGGGAACAGGCTTTTTATAGTTTTCGATTCGCTTAAAGCGTGCTGATTCTGATAATTCTTTAAGG